GCAAGGAAGGCAAGTCCGAGAAGGGCGGTCTGAACGCGAAAGGGCGTGCGTCTTACAACAAGGCCAACCCGGGCAAGCCCGGGTTGAAAGCACCCCAGCCAGAGGGCGGCAAACGCCGCGACTCTTTCTGCGCCCGTATGGAAGGCATGAAGAAGAAGCTGACTGGCGAGAAGGCCAAGAAAGACCCGGACAGCCGGATCAACAAAAGCCTGCGGGCTTGGAAGTGCTGAGTCATGGAAATGATGGTCTGGAATATTGTTCTCACAGCAATCGTTGCGTTGCTGGGGTTCATCGTTAAAGAGAAATTCGCTGAGCTCAGCCGGATCAGCATTTTGCTGAACCGCACCCGCGAAGAGGTGGCGCGTGATCACATCACGCGCACGGAGTTCCGTGCTGACATGACCCAGTTGATGGATCGTTTCGATCGTCTGGAGCGCAAGATCGATAGCTTGAGGGGTAACACCAATGCCAAGCACGAGTAAAAAACAAGCCGACTTCATGCGTGCCGTGGCCCACAGCCCGGCATTTGCGAAGAAGGCAGGAGTACCGCAAAGCGTAGGTGAAGACTTCGCTGCTGCGGACAAAGGCCGCAAATTTGGATCGGGAAGCCGCCCTGATTTGCAAAAAATCAACCGCCCGAAAACCGAACATGGGAAGATGGCGTTATTTTCAAAAGGTGGCGATATGGCAGAGTCCAAAGCAATGGTCAAAAAAGAGATCGGCTTCATGAAAAAAGCCGGTGCCCCCAAATCAATGGTTAAACACGAGGAGTCCGAAATGAAAGCAGCAAAATACGCAAACGGTGGCATCACCAAGGCCAAGATGGGTACTGTCAAGACAGCCGCTCCCAGCAAAGACGGCATTGCCACCAAGGGTAAAACCAAGGGCACCATGATCAAGATGGCTGGTAGCAAGCCTCTGGGCATGAAGAGCGGCGGCAAGACCTGCTGATCTGCCATGATGTCCTGTCGCGGGATGGGGGACATCGCCCCCTCCAAGATGCCCAAAGGCGTGAAAAAAGCACGCCGAGACGATACTGACTTCACGCAATACGCTGAAGGCGGCAAAGTCAATGCTGCGGGCAACTACACCAAGCCCAGTCTGCGCAAGCGGATCGTGTCCGAAGTGAAGTCCGCAGCAACCCAAGGCACAGGCGCTGGCCAGTGGTCAGCCCGCAAGGCGCAGCTCGTGGCCAAGAAGTACAAGGCTGCTGGCGGCGGGTACAAGGACTGACATGAAAGCCCCGCAAAAATCGCTCAAGGACTGGGGTGACCAGAAATGGCGCACCAAGTCTGGCAAACCGTCTTCCAAGACGGGGGAGCGATATTTGCCCGAAGCTGCCATAAAATCGCTGTCACCGGCTGAGTACGCTGCCACCACCAAGGCCAAGCGTGCTGGCAAAGCCGCAGGTAAACAATTCGTGGCGCAGCCTAAACGCATCGCCAAGAAAACAGCAGGGTTCAGATAATGGCTACTACTTCCGGCGTTTCAGCGTTCAATTTGGATTTGACAGAAATCGTCGAAGAAGCCTTCGAGCGATGCGGGTCAGAGCTGCGCACGGGTTATGACCTGAAGACAGCACGCCGCTCCTTGAACCTGATGTTTGCAGACTGGGCCAACCGTGGCCTGAACATGTGGACGTTTGAGCAAGGCACGATTGCGCTGACGGCGGGCCAGAACACCTACGCGCTGCCAAGCGACACGGTGGATTTGATCGAGCATGTGATCCGCACCGGGGCCAATAACGTGGCCACACAGGCAGACCTGACCATCACACGGATCAGCGTCTCGACCTACGCCACAATCCCCAACAAGCTGCAGCAAGCCCGCCCCATCCAGATTTGGGTGCAGCGGCTGAATGCGCAGACAAGCCCCACAGGGCTGCTGCTCAGCGGCGCGATCACGTCCACCGCGACAACCATCACGCTCGACTCCGTTGTGGGCCTGCCCGCTGCCGGATTCGTCAAGATCGGCACAGAGATCATCGCCTACGGGTACATCTCCGGCAACACGCTCAACAACTGCGCCCGGGGCCAAGCCAACACAACGGCCGCAGCCCACAGCAACGGTGATGCGGTCTACTGGGAGCAACTGCCTGCAGTGACCGTTTGGCCCACCCCGGACAACACCCAGCCGTACACGCTGGTGTACTGGCGTCTGCGCCGCACGCAAGACATCGGTGGCGGTGTCAATGTGGCCGACGTGCCCTTCCGGTTCGTCCCCTGCATGGTGGCGGGCTTGGCGTATTATCTGGCCATGAAGCTGCCCAACGCAGCGGATCGCATGCAGGTGCTGAAAGCTCAGTACGATGAAGCGTGGGGCCTTGCCCAAGACGAAGACCGTGAGAAGGCCGCTGTGCGGTTTGTGCCACGGCAGATGTTCATTGGGAGCGGCACGTAATGGGTAATCGCTTTGCGTCAGGCAAGAACTCGATCGCCATGTGCGATCGTTGTGGGTTTCGCTTTAAGCTGACCGCGCTGCGCAAGGAAGTGATCAAAACCAAGACGTACAACCTGCTGGTGTGCGACTCGTGCTGGGACCCAGATCAGCCGCAGCTCCAGTTGGGCATGTATCCGGTGGATGATCCGCAGGCGGTGCGCAACCCACGCAACGACACCACGTATGTGACGGCGGGCCCCAATGCAGACGGTTTCAACACCGGAGGTTCGCGGGACATTCAGTGGGGATGGAACCCGGTTGGTGGTTCCCGAGGGTTTGACAACGCGTTGACGCCAAATAACTTGGCTTTGACCGTGGAAGTTGGTACAGTTACAGTTCAAATAGGAGTCTGACATGGACGCTAAAAAAGCACTCAAGGCCCACATGGCCAAAGGCATGAAATCCGCACATCCAGATGCTGCCGTAAAAGGTATGCGGGCTGGTGGCAAAACCAACAGCGACATGCTGAAGATGGGTCGTGGTTTGGCCAAAATAGCCAACCAAAAGTCGCCCGGTAAGAAGGGAGCCTGATATGGCCACCAGCAAGATCAAGACTGTGCCCTCCCCAGTGGTTGGCACTGAGCCTGCCAAGAAGACCATGCGCGACACCAACGTGTCCGTGGCCAACGTGCGCAGCCAAGACTACCCACCCACCAAAACCTCGGGCATCAAAATCCGTGGCACTGGTGCAGCTACCAAGGGCGTGATGGCTCGTGGCCCAATGGCGTGAGGTCTGAATGAACTACACCGAGTTGAAAGCGGCGATCATCGCCTACACAGAGAATCAGGACGCGTCGTTTGAGGCGGAGATTCCTGTGTTTGTGGAGCAGGCTGAGCAGCGCATTTTCAACATGGTGCAGTTCCCATCGTTGCGTAAAAACGTGACGGGCTCCACCACCAGCAACAACAAGTATTTGGCTTGCCCGAATGACCTTTTGTCGGTGTATTCGTTGGCGGTGGTCGATGCGCTGGGGAACTACGAGTACCTGCTCAACAAGGATGTGAACTTCATCCGGCAGGCGTACCCGAACCCCAATGACAAGGCGTTTCCCAAATACTACGCCCTGTTTGGCCCCCAGTCCAGCGATGTGAACGAGCTGACCTTCATCTTGGGCCCAACGCCAGACGCCACCTACGTGGCCGAGCTGCATTACTTCTACTACCCACCGTCGATTGTGACGGCCGGGACTTCTTGGTTGGGTGACAACTTTGACAGCGTGCTGCTTTACGGTTCGCTGGTCGAGGCGTACACCTACATGAAGGGTGAGCAGGACATGATGCAGGTATATGATGGCAAGTTCAAAGAAGCAATGGCACTGGCCAAACGTCTGGGCGATGGACTGGAGCGCTCCGACAGTTACAGAAGCGGCCAGTACCGTTCGCCGCCTCTGCCGCAAAATACCGGGGTAAGCTGATATGGCAATCGTACAAACCGCAACCACTTCGTTCAAAGTCGAGCTGCCGCAGGGTATCCACAACTTTGGGCCCACTTCGCCGGACACGTTCAAGATCGCCTTGTACACCGCCGCTGCGGACCTCGGCTACGCCACCACAGCCTACACGACTTCGGGCGAGGTCTCTGGCGCGGGCTACTCGGCCGGGGGCAACACGCTGACCATCACGGTCACCCCGGTGGCGGCAAACAATAGCAGCAACGTGCCCACGGCATATTTCAGCTTTGCCAACACGTCTTGGACTGGCGCTACGTTCACGGCTCGTGCGGCTTTGATCTACAACAGCACCGAGGGTGATAAGTCCGTGGCCGTGCTGGACTTTGGCTCCGACAAGACCGTCAACAACGACACCTTCCAAATCATCTTCCCAACCCCCGATGCCAACAGCGCAATCGTGCGAATCTCTTAAGGAGCCATCATGGAACACAGCAAAGCAGCCGACAGCGTTACCGCAGGCATGATCACAAACCGCGCTGGCGGTGAGCGCGTTGGCGCTGGCGGTGTCTTCACCGTCACTTGCGTGGGTGCAGACGGCAAGGAAAAGTGGTCTGACTCGTTCCACAACCTCGTGGTCAACCAAGGCTTGCAGGATATGAACAGCAAGTACTTCGCCGCCTCGGGTTACACCGCCGCTTGGTACTTGGGTCTGGTCGAAGGCCCCGGCTCCGGCACAGCATTTGCTGCCGCCGACACACTGGCTTCGCACGCTGGCTGGACTGAGTTGGTGCCCGGCACTGCCTACACCGGCAACCGCAAGGCTGTCACGTTTGGCACGGCCACCACGGCTGATCCATCGGTGATCACAAACTCCGGCAGTCCATCCTCGTTCGCCATGCTGGTGAACAGCACTGTGGTGGCTGGCGCGTTCTTGGCCAGCGTGAGCAGCGGCACCTCTGGCATCTTGTTCTCGGCTGGCGACTTCACTGGCGGCGACAAGACCGTGGACAACGGCGACACCCTGAACGTGACCTACACCTTCTCGCTCGACGCAGCCTGATAGGGGCAAGTGGTGTTTGGTGATGTCACTTTTGCCCAAGCACCCTTCGCCTCTTTAGGCGGGAATACGTTCGCCGCCACGCAACC